GTAACCCGTTTGCAGATGGCCAGATCGCCGCTTTTGTAGGTAGGCAGCATGCTATCGCCCGAGATGGGAATGATAAAATCGGCCTGGGGGAAATCGGGCAGGCGATACCAGGTATCTATATCGCTGACTTGCACCTGTAGCTCGCCGCTGCCCAGCCCTGCCAGGGCCCTTACGGGCAGCAGCGGCAAGGCCCCGGGCCCTCCGGCGGGCGCCGGCTCGGCCCGGGCCGGCGCCTCTCCCTTTTCCCGAAGCATCGGCCCTTCGCCTGTTAGTAACCAGTCGGGATTGAATATTTCAGAATATTCTGTATTATAGAATTTGAGAAAGAAATCATAGCTTGGTTTAGATTTCTTATTTAGAATATCGTAGATGGCCTGACTTCTTTTGTAACCTAACTTAAGTGCAAATGCATTAACAGAAATATTCAGATATTCAATCATTTTCAAAATTCTTTCAGAAATATCAGGATTTTTTTTCATAAAGGCTTGCTTTTTCAGAAAATTCTGTATTATCTTTGCCACGTTTACCAAAACGTAACAAAGATATGGCAAAAAAGAAGGAACTGATACCCGAAAGGCAACATGGCGACCTGAAAACCGTGGCCCGCATGCTGGGCATAAGCCACACAGCTGTGCGCATGGCCTACAGCCGGGGCCGCGGCCAAACCTACACGAAAGTGGCCCGCGCCCTCGAGCGCCTGATTGCCGCCCGCAAACAACTGATGAACGAACAACCCTAAACCCCTAAAAAACCAAGCATTATGGAACTGATACACGAAAAATTTGGAACCCTGCGCATGACCGAGCAAGACGGCATGTTTTGGTTTTGCGCCAAAGATGTGTGCGATGCTTTAGGTTATGAAGATCACAAAGTAGCATTGCGAAAACTTGATGATGATGAAAAGGGGGGGTATTTTTTACCCACCCCCGGAGGCCCGCAAGAGATGCTGATGGTGAACGAGAGTGGGCTGTATGCGCTGGTGATGCGCAGCAACAAGCCGCGGGCGCGCGAGTTTCGCAAGTGGGTTACGGCCGAGGTGTTGCCTACGCTGCGGCGCACCGGACGCTACGAGCTGAAGGGCAAGGTGGCCCGCCAGGCCGAAAAAGAAAACGAGAAAGCATACCGCGAGCTGCTGAGCGAGATAAAGCGGCATGTAGATGCCACCGACTGCGATGTGGTGGCGCGGCGCATGCGGCTAAACCCCGGGAAGGTGTGGCTGGTGTATATGGGCCGGGTACGCAACCTGAGCATAATGCGCGAGCTATATGAGTATGCTTTGAAAAACCGGCTGAGCCGCGAGCTGTTTTGCACGCCGCGGGGTGTGGATGCGGCGCTGCGCGTATTGCGGGGCGAGGCCGACGTAAGCATTTTGTATGAAAGATAAACCCCAGAGGAGGAGTGCCCCGAAGCGCGAGCTGCATGGTGCGAAAGGGCAGGCATCATGCAGTAGGGGCCGGTGGATGGCCGCGGCCAGCGGAACACTGCCCTGGCTGGCCTGGCAGCCGGGAACAGACCGGCATTTTTAAAAGGAAACAAAATCTGGAACAATGCCAATCTACTATAAAGGCATACTTTGTATTACGGTGGATGAATGGCTGAGTGCTGGTTTGTCTTATGCGCTATACAAAAGCGATAAGAAGAGAGGATACCTACAAACAATTACCAGGGGCGGCAAAGGCAACAAAACATTTATAGAATACGAGACATTGCGTGGCGATCGCAAGGAGGTAATAAAAGCATCGCTTGGGGACCTTTACAAGCAGGCGCAAAAAACATTGCTCGAAGATTACCTGGTGCCTGACGAGAAAGCATCTATCTATTACGCTGAATATAAATTGCCGGATGGCCGCAGGCTGAAACCAGACGTACAACGCAGATATGTGGCCGAAGCTTGCATACTGAATGCTGTTAAAAAATATGTAGAGGATACGACACGAAAGCGAAAGGCACTGGGCATAAGAAAAGGAGAGATTTATGCCGTAGTGGCCCAAATGATATCGGAGGTTGACACTGTGCAGTGGCCGCACTCGTTGCCTACCAACCCCAGGAGGTTGAAAGATGTTCTGAATAAGTATGTACAAAACGGATACGAAAGCCTGATACATGGCAACTGGTGCAATACCAACAGCCGAAAGACCAACGAATTGGTTGAGAGGCTACTGATAAGCATCTACTGCATGGATAACCTACCCTTTGGCGAATGGGTGCACGACTATTACCTGAAATTTATAGCCGGCAGCCTTCAAATAGCAGATGCAGAGACGGGTGAGCTATTCGACAGAAAGGATTTTGTAGATAAGCAGGGCAACTACATCATTATCAGCTACAGTACAGTATGGAATATATTAAACAAACCAGCCAATAAAGTAATAGTAGATAAGCTGCGCAAGGCCAGGATTGACCATATAACTCAAGCCACCCCGTTCAACCGTCGCAGAAAACCCGACTACAGCCTGAGTATGATCACACTCGACGACTGGCAGCATGCCCTACGCACTACAGAAGGAGAGAAGCTGAACGTATATATGGCTTTCGATGTGGCAAGCGAGGCCATTGTGGGATATGCGTTTGCTACGCATGCGCCCGATACGGAAATGGTAAAAGATTGCCTGCGCAATATGTATCAAACTCTAATCTTTTACAACTTGCCCTGGCCTTTAGAGGCCCAGGTAGAGAACCACCTGATACGTGATATGGACAAGGAGTTTAGCGCATTGTTTTCATTTTTAACCTACTGCGTACCTGGACAAAGTAGAGATAAGCATGCAGAGAATTTTATCAGGCAGCTGAAATATGGACAGATGAAGCAGACACTACCCATAGGACGGTGGCATGCAAAACACGATGCATATAAGGTTAAAAATGCAGCCAAAGATGAAGATCTGAAGCAGCCGCGTATGCCCAAAGAGGAACTAATAGCCACTACGCTTGAGCATATCAACAACTATAATCATGGTTTGCACAGCAATCAGAGAAAATATCCTGGAAAAAGTCGTTGGCAGGTGCTCATGGAGAATGTGAACCCCAATGCCAGAATGGAAGCTTACAAGATACTACGCTACATTGGTAATGCTACTGAGACGAGTATACGCAACAACGACTATGTAAGGCTACAATACGAAGATTATTACATAGAGTCATTTGATATTTTGAAAATGCTAAAGCCTGGCAACCTGAATGTGCAGGCTTATTGGTTGCCAAATAATGAAGGTCTAATAAGAGAGGCTTACCTGTGGCAGGACGACACATACCTGTGTAGGGTGCTTCCCTACGAGCGCTACAACACAGCAAAAGCTGAACGCACGGCCGTTGATGAACGCATACGTACGGAGCAGGCCAAACGACAGGCACACTTTTTTGCCAGAGAAAAAGAAGAGGTGAAGAAAAAGTATGCCTCTGTAGTAGTGATTAATGAGAGGCAGCAACAAATCTTAAAAGAAGAACCTAAAGTGAAAATTATCGAGCAACCGGATGAAAATATCTGGGATTTTGGTGATGAAAACGATATAGCAACACATGCATTAAACAGTCTTTGAATATGTTAACACCTAAAAACCATAATGTATGATAACCACAAGCATAAAACAACAAATTACAGAGGGATTGAGGGCCGAACTGTCCAAATACCCATCGGCCAAAAAACTGGCAGTAGCCTTGGGAGTGAGCCCCGCTCAGCTGAGTCGGGTGCTGAAGGGAGAAACTGACCAGGTACTTAGCGATGCCAATTGGCTAAGCCTGGCCAGGCGGCTAAGTATACCCCTGGGCAATAGCCAGCCTATTGTAGCAGCCAAGACGCCTACCTTTGAGTTCATTACCACACAGCTGGAACTGTGTCAGGAAAACAGTCTGAGTGCAATGCTTTGCGACTATGCTGGCATAGGCAAAACGTATGCAGCAAGGTATTATGCAAGAACTCATCGTAACGCAGTATATATTGATTGTAGCCAGGTGAAAAGCAAACAGCGCCTGATAAGGGCTATAGCCAAGGAGTTTGGGGTAGAATACAGCGGGTGGTATGCCGATGTATATGCCGACCTGGTGTATTATCTGCGTAGCATAGAGCGGCCCCTGATAATACTCGACGAGGCAGGCGATCTGTATTACGAGGCAACCTTAGAACTGAAGGCATTGTGGAATGCCACGGAATTTTTATGTGGCTGGTATATGATGGGCGCCGATGGTTTGCGCGCTAAGTTTGAGCGCCACCTGCATAATAAAAAGGTAGGATATGCCGAATTGTTTCGACGGTTTGGTGAGCGATATCAACGCATAACGCCTGAAGGGAAAGAAGAACGTGAATCATTTTTGCGAAAGCAGATAGCTATAGTGGCTCGGGCAAACGGGTTTGACAATGTTCAGGAATTGTATTACCGCACGCAGGGATCGCTTACGAGGCTATATATAGAAATACAAAAACAAAAACAGACAGCCTTATGAAAATCAAACGTGCGCTATATCCTACACAGCTCGAAAGCAAAAAAATGGCTACCATGGCTTTTGATGGGCCATGGCTGGCGTTGGTAGGACAGCCCGAACGAAGCGGTAGCTGGTTGATCTGGGGCAATAGTGGCAATGGAAAAACCAGCTTTGCCTTGCAGCTCGCAGGTTATCTTACGCGTTTTGGGCGGGTGGCATACAACTCGCTTGAAGAAGGCATATCGGAAAGCCTGAAAAGATCAGTGAAAATCAACGGCCTGGTGGGTATAAAAAATCTGATCCTGCTCGATAAGGAACCTCTTGATGAACTTACGGAAAGGCTGGAACGGCCCAAATCGCCTGCAATAGTGATTATCGATTCTATTCAATATACTGGACTCAACTACAGGGATTATAAAAACCTGCGAGACTCTTTCAGAAACAAGCTTTTTGTGTTTGTAAGCCATGCAGAAGGCCGCGAGCCGGCAGGCAGAACGGCGAGAAGTATCAGGTACGATGCCAATGTAAAAATTTACATCGAAGGTTATGTGGCTTATGCTGTAAGCCGCTATGGAGGTGGAAAACCCTACGTAATATGGGAGCAAGGTGCAGATAACTATCAATCGATAGCCTTACAAAAAAACAAAACCCTATGAAAAACGAAAAAGAAATCAGAAGAAAACAATTGATCCGAGCTTTTCATGGCTTATGTTCGTTGAATGGACTTAACGAGTCAGAAAAAGCAGCGTTAAAAGAAAGTTTTGGTGTAGATAGTGCTACACAAATGAGCCTGGCAGACCTTGAGAAAGCCATTAGTATTCTGACTCACCAGGCAGATGTTTGGCGCAAACGCGTGATGGCAGCCATAGGAGCTTACCTGCGTCATATGCATTATGCAGAGGATGCAGAAATTATAAAAGGTATTGCCTGTAGGGCCAGCGGTTATGCAAATTTCAATGATATTCCTATTAGTAAGCTAAGAGCTATATACAATGAATTTGTGAAACAGCGCAAGACCATGCTTAGAGCAGCCAACGAGGCATGCCTTATTATTAACGAATCAACCTTAAAAAATTAACTCGTATGCGACCTTTTATTATCGACATTAAGTATGTAGAAGCCTGCCGTAAGTGTCAGGGAACAGGCATAAATGCGGATGGAGAAATATGCTATACCTGCCTTGGTAAAGGCGTAGTGAGTGTTTTCAAACACATTGAAATTACTGTAAAACCAATAGAATATGAAGATAATGCATTACAATCCCCTAAAAAACTCAGTGATAATAACTGATGGTGCACGGCCGGTAAAAGGATGGATAGGCCCAAATGCCGAAAAATTTATGATGAACCACATAGGTAAAATACAGATAGTAATAACCCCCAAAACTGAAGAAAAATGGCTAAAACAAGAGAAAAACGATTGGTAATTAGCGGAGTAAGCCGCGAGCAGGCCGAAGAAGCTTTAACCCTGTATGCCGAAGCAGATGCAAGACAACAGGCAATAACGGCCAAAATGGATCTTGAAATTACACGCATACGCGACAAGTATCAGGACGAGTTGGCCGAATTGCAACAAAAGAAAGATAATGCCTTCGAAATTGTGCAGGCATTTGCCACGGAGCAAAAGGCACAATTGTTTGCAAAGAAGAAGAGCCTGGAGATGGTGCATGGCATCATTGGATTTAGAACCGGTAATCCAAAACTAAAAACACTCAAAGGCTTTACCTGGGGCGCTGTATTGCAGTTGCTTAAAGAATTTTTGCCCCAATATGTGCGTACGATTGAAGAACCTGCCAAGGACAAGCTATTAGCCGACCGCGAAGACGAAACTGTAGCCGCCCTTTTCCCCAAGGTTGGAATCTATGTTGACCAGGATGAAACCTTCTATATAGAGCTAAAAAAGGAAGAACCAATTCAATAAGACATATTTATGAAAAAACTATTGGCACCACGCACTATCAACGTAACATATGAAGGAAACAATGAATTGCTAGCCGATGAGCCTGAAGAAATTATAAAACAGGTTGACAGGGCAGGCATAATCTATTTATATCCTGGGTGGATAGTAGATCCGGCCTCGCGCATGGCATACGAAGTTGCCAAACTTATGCAGAAAAAAGTGAAAATTATACGTGATGATGGCAGTACGCGCCGAATGATATACCGGTTGGTTGAAATAATGAAGGTTGATATGACAACGCTCAGGGGCAAAAGCAGGAAAAGAAATCTTGTGGAGCAAAGGATGTTTTTTGCTTACCTACTATGGCGTTACACGGGTATGTCGTATTCAGGAGTGGGTAAAATTCTTATGCGCGACCATGCTACTATCATGGCTTATATACGCAATGTAGAGAGCCTGGCTAAGTACAACAAGGCATTTGCAGAAAGGCTGCAAGCTATAGAGGTATTTTTTTTAAAAAAATATTATGTTATGATGAGAGAAAGGAAATTTTTATTTCGGTCATCTGACAGAAACAAACGGGTGATATACACCTTTGACGGCCATGGGAGAATTAAATCCGTAGAGATGGGTGATACCCTATCGGATAGAGAGAGGGCTATGATTTTAGGGCATGCACCTTTATCTGTTGATTATGTGTATAATCTACCAAAAGTATACTACGACACCGAGCTCATTGAGCTTAGTGAAGATACATCATTTGAATTATAAAGTGGGCAATAAGAGAAGAACTTAACGCCTTTGGGAAAGATTAAGCAAAGAAGATCGTATAAACGCACTGGACACTATACTAAATATAACGCGTACATGAATATGCATCCTGAATTAGAAAAGGCTTATCAGGAAACATGGCTTGCACAAAAAATATGGGAGAATTACTATGGGTAAAATTGTAAAAAAGACAAAAAGAAATGTAAGCATTGTGCTTACTGATGCAGAAATACAGGAAATGATCATACAATTGGTAAGCAGCAATATGCGTAGATTAGGAAATGCCATGCTGCGCGAGCTGGTGAAAGATAATTTGCGAAAAATTCTCCGAAGGCTTGAGAATGCATTAGAAAGAGGACAGGGCATGAGGCTAACATTGAAGCCTGCTGAGTACTACGCACTTATTGCATGGCTCGATAATAGAGAAATGTTTGATGATCAGCAATTGATGATAAGCCTTGAACAGCGCCTTCGCATGGCTATAGAACCTTATATTGACAGAACATGAGATTAAGATTGCTGTCCAACCAAAGAGGCCAAATAATTACCTGGCGATTTACAAAAGAAGCAAATGAACTGATAAGTGAAAGGCCTATTATGCAAATAATTGGGGCAAGAACAGAATTTTTTATCCGTTTGCTGGCTGGTAAAATGGTTTTGTTTTACAAACGGCAAGGCAGCATTTACAGGATAGGCAGTTTTAAACCCCATTTAAACCTTGTTGCAAGACTAAAGTGTAAGAATAAAAATATGGTTAGAATTTCGATAATGAATGGGTCCACTGTTTTTGCTTCCATTAAGCTTGAAAAAAAGCTGCCTTTTGCAATGATAAAAATTTCGAATAACGCGGATTTAGTCTCGCATTTAGAAATTTCAGAGTTATGATGAATCTATTGGTAGTGTCGATAATATGCAGTTTGCTTTTCACATGGATCTTGTGGCATGAGGTGATAGAAGCCCCCATGAAAGATGATGAAGAGATGAATGGCGATTTAAATACAGAACAGGATGAGGACTAAAGAACACCCCTTGATAATGGCTCGTAATCGAAAATTGATAGAGCGTTATTTATACTGGACTGAGATAGAGCGCCGGCGCACAGACGATGTTTTTCGTATCCTGGAATGGGAAGAGTTTTTCATAGGGCAGCAAAGTATTTTGCTTATTATTCGCAACAATCCTCAAATAGTAGAGGAGGAGCTTGCGAAGCTAAAGGCGAAATACTCCCGACGGCTAAAAAAGATTTTAGACCGGGGGGCGAAATGATCCCTGTGCCTGGGGATGAATTAATTTAGATATCCAATCTGCATGCGTACAGGCAGTGGCATCGGCCACAGGTAGCCGATAAGTCATACGGTCGTCGGTAAGTTCGCCGTGATCGTGATCAATATCCAGCGATAATCGTTCGGGATTACCAGCCATCCAGGATGGGCCACTACGTGTAAAAGAAACAAACGACTTGTGAAGGTTAGCTAATAAGTAAAATCTTTGAAGCGCAGCATCTTTAAATTGATCGGTAGATTTTGCAGAGGCCTTGGTAGTGCAAGCCAGGTGAAGTACCAATTGTAGCTGTGCTTCTTCGACCCCTTGCGAGAGTTGATGCCATTGCATGGGTAGAAACTGAACAAACACGGCAGGGGTGGCAAACGTTCCTTCAGTTTCCAGGAAATCGACCTGCCTGTTCCACAGAGCTACATGACGAATAAGAGGTTCGTTGTTTGAGTCTTTTATATCGAGCAGAAAATCAGCCAGGGCGCGATAAAGATGGTCAATCATGGATAATACGATTTAAGGCATTAGTAATTGTGCGAATAATGTTGGTTTCCAGATCCTGACTTTTGCCCATATACTGGCGTTTGGGAATAGGTATTGCAAAAGTATTTTTTTTACTAAGGGCCATGGCTTTCCACTTTTCTTTTTCGGCTCTGCGGGCCTTGTAGGCCATGGCCCAGAAAAAAGCTTTCATGCGTGGGGTAATGGGTACGATTATCACACCTCCTTCGTTATGAATACGGGCATAGGGCTTACGGGGATTGCCAGCCGTTATCTTTACCTGGTGATCTGATAAAACTTCCCACACGATCGTATCTACCAAGCCGCGGGGGTTTTTGCTACGCAGGATAGGATAGCCATTGTCCACTTTTTTTCGGGGCCATTTATCGAGTTGCCCGTCGCGCCATCCTTGCTCGTGGAAGCGGTCTTTAAAAAAATTTTCGGCTTCCTGGCCTACGATAGAAGGCACACTATCGAGCAGATTTTTAAGCTTTTGCAATTTCACAAAAAAAATTTTTTCGTTAAATGGCATAAAACACTTGACAAAGGGGGTAATTTATTTGTATATTTGCAGCGGACCAGGTCATGTACCTGGACCTCCGTCCGGCAAGTCGCCTTTGGCTTGTCGGATTTCTTTTATCAATCTATTCCGAAGCTTACCAATTTCTTTTTTACGAGCTAAATTAATGGGTACGTCAACGAAGATACCGCGGTAATATAATTTTAGTTCAACTACCTGGTCTGCTCTGTTGTTCATAAATGCACTCAGCAAACCACTAATAATCTGATTGATATTCAAATTTTTCAGAGAGAGTACAAGCCTGTTTGCTTGTTTCTTGCCAGCTCTTAATCTGTTGTTTAAAAAGTTTTTTGTGTTGCTGGTATTTGCAGTTTTAAATTCATATGATGCATTGCTTCTGCTCACAAATTGTGCATCGGCATTTTTTTGAGTTGGATCTATGGGTAACAAACGTATCTGGTCGCCAAATTTATCAGCAAAAGCAATGGCAATATTCAGATTATTTTGTAGTTCCTGATTATTTTGCAGGGGATGCACATCAACCCAGCCTACACCATTACGGGCAGTATGCACCCGGCGAAAGTTTTCGGGGGCCATAAGAGATGCTTTGCGCAACACCTCATCAGGCACATTATTCCAATAAGGATGTTTCTGAGGGAAAATTATTCCATCGGCAGCCGGATTGCTGGCAAACCCTTGTGCCTGCATTTTATCGAATTCGCTGCGACCTTTCGGGTCAATGGTATTTTTTAACGTCTCAATAGCTTTTTCACCGGCATGGTGAGGGGGAGCATCTTCGCTGAGAGGCTTTACATAGCAACGGCAGCGCCAACCATTAGGCGGATAAATAAAGCGCCAGGCAGGGTCGTTGGCTGCCAACTTAAAATCGTGAAGAGCGGCATGTGCTTCGCGTACATGGCCATCGGCCCGCGTTTTGTATTGCCAGGTGGGGTAAATATCACCATTTTGAAGGTATCTGCGGTAGTCGGCAATGCGCTGCGAGGTTATGAGGGCCTGGTCGTATTCGGTTCGCAGCCAGTCGCCCCTGAAGGTATCGAGCACGCGGGTAGCCATTTCACGAAATTCTTCCCACGAACGTATTTTCCCCTCGGGACCAGTCAGCATTTTACTAAGTAGCAAAACTTCCTGGTAATTTTTGGCGGCTGAAAACCTATAGCAATTCTCCTGGATGGTTTGATAGAGTTTATAATCATCGGTGGTAGTATCGTAAGAAAGCTTCATCGCGGCCAGGTGCTTATCCACAGCATCTACAAAAGTAGTTGCTGTAATTGCAACGCTTGGTGTATGCACAACACCAGGGTTAATTTTGCGTTTAAAAATCTGTTCAATAAGTTTTTGAGTGGTTTTTCTCAGCTTATCGAGGTGATCAGCTATCTCTTCCGGAAGATCAGAAGCAAGGGTAACTTCACCGCACAGGGGGCAATACAGCGAGTCGAGAGTCTTTTTTTTAAGTAAGGATAGCCCCGACTGTGCGGGGCTCAGTCGAAAAAAATCGTCGGTATGGCCTAAATTTTCGTTATTGCGGGGGCCTAAAATAGGATAGCCCTGGTCGATAAAATATTTAGGATCTACCTGATAATATTGAAGCACCAGTCGATCGCGCTCGGTTTGCTGCTCGGGGGTAAAAACAATTTTTTCATCCCAGTCGAAGCGGCATTCTTTCAATGGCCATCCATGTATGATAAGCCTGGGAAAAAGTTCGTTGTTGACAAGGTCGCGTATAAAGTCGGCATCGCTTTCCAGGATTTTTTCGAGCACTATTTTGTGAACTTCTGCCTGGCTATAACTACTGCCATTATCCATGGTCATGGTTTGGCCCAAAATGGCCTTGCTCATCTCAAAATCGGCCCGTATGATGCGTCTGTCGTACACTTCGAAGCTATCGCCACGGCTCGATTCTTTGAGTTCTATATCGGTTCCTTCTGGAAATAATCCCCAGGCCGCGGAGCCCATTTTTTCGAGCATTTCGCTGATTTTCATTTGTTCTTTGCGGTCGCGCGAGTTGGTGGTAGCAATGCGTATGGGCATACCAAATATCTCGGCAAACTCATCCCAGAAAGCCAGTATGTTGCGTTTGCTGATGGCCGGTGGGCAACACTTAAGCAGCAAACCCAGCGAATCGTCGTTTGCTTCGATAAGCCATGGATAGAGCTCGGGCGAACGAAAGGGAATCCCCTTTTTCCATTCATCATCGGGGTCGATAATATATACTCCCAGCTCAGGCGATACATGTTCGCGGGGAATAAGCTTTACAGATTCAAAAGAAGGCTTCCCATTTACTGAGGTGGGCTTTCCCAGTTCTATCAGGGAATGACCATAGAACTTACAATCAAGCGAAAGGCTAATTAACCGTTTAAACCAACCCGATTCGAGGTAGTCGGTCAGTTCCTGTATCTTATTTCCTTTGCTATCTACTACCTTAAAAGCCCGCTGTAATGTATCGTTTTTGCGGTTATGTTCGATGGCACCTGTAAGGTGTCCATCAATCAAAATATCATCGTAGATAGCATATAAAGCTCGCCTACGTGGGTTTTCTACATCTAAGGCCTGTTGGTGAGCACGTCGCCAGGCATTAATATCTCTGCGGATAAGCTGGGTTGTTTTTTGATGAAGATTAGCCAGCAGTCCAGCCTTGTCATTGATTGAACGGGCCAGTTTTTTTACCCTGTGATCGCTAAATATGGGGTTTAAATTATTCATCGGTAGATTTTTTCAGAAGTATGGATGTGTTTTAGGATTAGAATTGAATTTTATAGGTGTTTGCAAGGGCTCTTCTGAGGGTTGAGGCAGCTCTGGAGTTATTTTACCTGCCGCCACAGCTTCGAGCCAGGCCAGGGCATCTTCGTATCGTTGACGTCTTATTTCCAGGCCCATACGCTGAGGCAAATGCGTATGAAGGTGATACAGTACCAGGTCAATAAGTACCATAACCAGCATTTTATTTCTTGCTTCGCCCTCGGTAGTCCAGATAGCATGGCAATCATAACGTTGTGAGAGATACGATTCTGCCTGGTCCATGGCAGCACTTTCGGCTTTTTCTCTTATTGCATCGCTGCTTTGCTTTACAAGCTCCATATCTTCTGAAGATATGAGCATTAAATAATCTGCCTGTGTTATAAATGACATCAGAAAAGATTTTTATGATTTCGTGTTCCGAGTGTAATTTCGAAATGATCTATTCGACTCATGCGTTGCAGAAGCCAGATAGCGCCCTCGTCGGCATCGGGTCCATCGTCGTGCATGGCTGATCCTTTCTGAAATGCGAGGGTTTGTTCGATGCCTGTTATCATGTGGGCTGATTTTTTCCTGGCTTCATTGTAAACCACGAGGCCCCTTTCCCAAAGAGGGGATATAGCCAGTATTCTGCTAAATTTATCAGGTTTGCGTCGTGTATCTCCTTTGATGGGTAGATAGTATCCTCTAATTCGCGCTTCTGCTTCAAAATCATCGTAAAAGGTATCCTGCATAAAAAGTTCTTCCATATAAAATTCTACGGCGGCTTTATCGCGTGTAGATTCATAAAAATCGTACATCCACTGGATAGCCTCAGTAATAGTGGTTTGCTTTACAAAAGCATCGATACAATAAAGTATGAGGTCTTTTTTGCCCCATACCTTTATTGCTTTAAAGTCGTTGGTAGTTTTACTTTTGTAGCTTGGGTCGAAATAGCAAACGATACGTTCCATGGTATCGAGGCGGGGTATTTTACCCCATTTTATCCATTCGCGTTTAAATATTTTGCCTTTAATAATGGGTTGATGAAAAAACTCACGCATAGCCATGTAGTAGCCTATGCGTTCGAAGCGGAGTTGTAGTTGCTCTCTGGTATATTTTTGTGGCCAGGATGGCTGTCCGGTAAAAGTGCCATCAATAGTAGCCATTACCTTGGAATGCCACAATCCTTTTCGTTTGGGATTTCCTTCTTCGGTATCGCCTACTATATGCGCCAATACAGATTTTTGATGTATGCGGTTGCCTACAACTATTAATCGACTATGGCGCAGATCGAGGGCATTGTAAAGTGATCCCATAATCCAATCGACCACTTTCTCCACTCTATCCTGATTCTGAACCAGCTCATCATCATCTATATCATCAATGACGCAGTAATTAGGACGGTTTTCGCGGTTACGCACTCCTCGTGGGCTTTGCCCGCGTCCGTAGGCTCTGAACAATATATTGTCGCTGGTTATGAACTCGCCATCTTCCCACGAGCCTGTTTTTTTCTGGGGCCCAAAATCCTGAATATACCGCTGGTTAAACTCCAACTCTGCCTGCAAATGCGAAATCTGCATACAGGCATCAGTTTCGTTTTTGCCTACTACAATCATACCTTTCAATTGACCTAAAGCTTTAAGCCACAAGGGTATCATGATGCATGCATGTACACTCTTGGCATGTTCTCGTGGCCATTCCAATACAGCAAAAATATTGGGATCATTTTTTATTTTATTAGCTGCCTCGATATGAAATTCAGCACAAGGGTCAGTTATATAGTGTGGAAAGTAGTAATTGACAAAATCTTCGTAATTTTTTAAAAGTTTTGATATCCGCAGTTGTGCATCCTGAGGTGTTTCGGTTAGATAAATATGTGTTGCATTCGCAACGCTTTCGCAATGGCTTTTCCAGCGCTGATATATCAGTGCATCTTGCTTCATTGAGATATTTTTTCTGTAACATATAAATCCTGGTAACGAGTAACTTTTTGAATGAATTCAAGGTTGCAGTCTTTGTCGATAGCAGCTCGGGCCTGAAGCCACTTTCCAAATTGAATAAATACCTCCATAATGGTAACAGGTGTATCTTTTTTATCCAGCCGTTCGATTGAGCTGGCAAGCTTGCTAAGAGCATCGGCATCAATACTGCCTTCTTGCGATAGCATATCACCAATGCGTGCCAGGGCTTTGTTCACCAATTCGCTTCGTGTTATATTGCGGGCAGCCAGTTTCTCACGCCAGGCTTCTTTATTTATCCAGCGAAGAAGAGTCTTGGGTGTAATTTGTACACGCTGGCAGATGTCTTTTTGCATCATACCTTCCATAAATAAAATATATGCAAGGTATTTCTTGTTCTCATCTGTTTTGCGTCCCATTTTCTTTGTTTTTAAACCTATTGCAAAATTGATGGATAGTCATGCATTTTTAAAAAAAACTATTAGTGGTTATATATGCTGTAATCTTATTTAATATAAAACAGATAATCAATAAAATAAAGTTTGGATACCTGTTTTATTTGAGTTTTATTTGTGCATAAAATTCTATTCATGGGAATTACTTTTCTGGTAAGCGATGAAAGTGTAAATAGCGCAGGATTCCGCATACTTACGGAGGGTATTGATTTTAATGATTTTACGAAAAATCCTGTAATGCTATGGAAGCACGAGAGATACGATAATCGGTTATTGCCTATTGGAAGATGGGAAAATCTGAGGGTAGAAAATGGGGCTTTGCTAGCTGATGCTATATTTGATGATAAAGATGATTTTGCCAGGCAGATAAAAAATAAAGTAGAAAAAGGAATTATAAATGCATGTAGCATAGGCATTGAGGTGCTCGCTACAAGTAGTGAAAGTAAATATCTGCTGCAAGGCCAAACACGTGAAACTGTAACCCGCTGCATCTTACTCGAGATTAGCCTGGTTGATTTGCCTGGTAACAGAAATAGCGTCAGACTTTATGATGCAGGAAGTAAATCGATACATCTGAGCCATCAGGAATTAATGATACCTTTTTTAAAACCGCATATAATGGATACACTAAAAACAAAGCTTGGACTGCAAATTACGGCTAGTGAGGCAGAAGTCGAAAAGCATGTCGAACAACTCGTAAACCAATTCCATGAATTGCAGGAAGAAGTGAAAACCCTGAAGCAGAAATTATCGGATTTGAACAGGCAAAGGGCTGAAGAATTGGTGAATGAGGCCATTGCGAGTGCGCGTATTACTGCATCACAAAAAGAGAAGATGGTGAATATGGCGCTTGCCGATTTCGAAGGTACCAAAGAGCTTCTGAATTTGCTTCAACCGGCTGTAAAACCTTCGGAACAGATTCGGCGCAAAACGGCAGGCTCTGCCGAGTTGAAAACATGGAAAGATTTGATAGCACTGGGGCGCGCAGAAGTGGCCCGTGTAAAAAAAGAAGACCCCCAGCTGTATCGTACCCTTTACAAAGAAGAATTCAAACACGAACCCGATTTAAACCTTGATTAAAAATGAAGAAAATCCTGTTTTTGCTTACTATTTTTCTGAGTGTTGCTACAACTGCAATCGTAAGCGGCCTTTTAGCCTCAACTACCGGATTGCCTGCGGTAGTATTGCTTGGTTTCATACTTGGCGCATCCATCTTGCCTTTGCCTGCAGGGTTACGTAGTGGGGTATTTGTAGAAATATGGACTGGAGAACTTTTAAAAAGATTTCGTAGCGATCCTTCGTGGATAAACGAAATACCCAGCCGCGACGATCTGGTGAATAATAATTCAATACATTTGGTTGATATTGGCGCTGATCCAGGCGTATTGATAAACAATACAACTTATCCAATCCCGGTAGTAACACGCACTGATGGCGACATAGCAATTGCCCTGGACAAGTTCGAAACGCAGAATACGGCAGTTACCGACGACGAACTATACGCAATCAGCTACGACAAAATGGCCAGCGTAATTACTCAACATAAAGAGGTGCTGGAAGAAAAAACAGCGGATAAAGCAGCCCATGCGCTTGCACCTGCCTCGGCAAGTAGTGATACCCCCATAGTACTAACAACGGGCGCCAGCAATGGACAGCCCAATGCCCGAAAACGTCTGATTCCCCAGGATATCATCAGGCTTAAGAAGGCCTTAGAC